ACCCAGAAACCAAGCCGGAAACAAATAGGAGGCAAACTCCGACTTTGTGTGGCGCGGAGGCATATTAATAATCAGCCTCTTTAGCTCTCCGTTGGCAACTCTTTCAAAGGCATCAGCCATGATCTTATGATGTCGACCGGCAATAAAGGCAGACCACATGTTGGTGACAAAGGGCATAAAGCCATCTTTGCATCGTTCAACCTTGTCCGCCCTTAACAGCTGGTGGATCTTGGCAATCTCAGGAGAATTGGCAGGCAAGACATCCAAAAGCTTTAAATACCGCTTTACCTCATCGGAGGTCAGCAAGCTCATAGCTTCTCGATATGCTGCACTGACTTATCCACAAGAGTCATCGACCGAATCAAATGAGGACGGATATCCAGCAATCCTTCTTTCCTTAACTCATGCACAAGCCGGTGGATGTTTGACTTACTCTTCAAACTTAACCCTTGTGCAATGTCAGCGTAGGAAGGCGCAAACCCTTTAATCTTGATATACGTCTGGACAAAATCCAAGACTAACTTCTGTTTAGGCGTCATCGTTATAGTCCAGTGTCTCTACATACATCGGCGTTCTTTCTCCAACATACGCACCATTGATATTAAATTCAAAATACTCGATTGCCTCTTCTTCTGGCATGTCTTTACTTAAACTTTGAATGATTCTTGAACTACTGTATAAAACCACAGGTGTACTATCCCTGAACGTCATTCCTAAAATGCAGTCATCAAAGCCATCTGCATACAGAAGCTCAGGATCAATCTTTTCCAATAGTTTTTTCAAAATATATATACCCCCCGGGTGAACAAAACAGAAACGTTCTGGGGGGTATTCTCCACCACTGTTTAAACTAAGTCAAGCCAGAAATCATGTGGGGGTGGGGGGTGCCATACGAAGCAAGCTTCTTCTGCGAACGTTCGTGTTGAGGATTGGATAGTGATAGGATGTGTGGAATGCACTGTATGTGTATGCAGGTGTGACGCGCCTGTTCTAGGTGGTGGGGAGTGGGTGGGCATGAGCCGTAGGCGGTGAGCGAAGGGTGGGCTGTGGCGCAGTCGGCGCAGTGGCTCAGCACAGGTCGTGGAGATGAGGTAGCGATCGATAGCGCATAGCGATTGGGATACGATAGGCGATAGAGATAGGCTAACGATATATCCGGATATAGAAAGGGTAGAGGGAGGGTGACCAGTTCTTTCCCTCTGGGTTTAAACGCTCAGTGTTTGGTAGCACCATCCAGTAATGCAAGGTGCGTCTCAAGCTCCCGCTTCAGTTGGTCAGTGCTGACCTCTTCCACCTTGGTCTCTACCTTGTCGGTGAACATCCCGACCGCACGACCGATTAGCTCTAGCGCCTTTAGCTTAGAGCCTTCGCTCTTCATGTCCTTAGCGTGGGCAAGTAGCTCTGTCATGACGTGCCGTCTGGTTGCTACAGCGTCAGAGACGAGGTTTTCCTCACGCTTGTCCAAGGATGACTGGAGCAGGACACTAACTTTTGGATCGTTCATCAGTCTGTTAGCACTGGTCGCGATAGTGGACTCATTGGCGGTCAGGCAGTTGTAGGCTTTTCTGTAACTCTCTCTGGGGCTTAGCCCTTGAACGATCAGACTGGCAAACAACCTCTGCTTAGCAGTGATGCGTCCCCTTGTATCCAACTTGACACCGTATAGCTTTCCATCCTTTGTACGTCTCTCTACTACCGATTCAACCGCTGTTCGCAATTGCTCACTGTCCAGTACGGGCGCGGGGATTTTGAAAGCGTGTTCGCCTGTCCCAGTGCTATCACTTAGCAGACCGTCAAGGTCATCATCTACCTGTGGTTTTTGGTTCATTTCCTGTCCTCTTGCGTATCTGTCTCACGCCCTGAGACACCTGCCATCGATGATCACTGTTTAAACGTACAGTGTCAACCCCAGTTCGTGAACTGTTCGCAAGTTATCCACAATCTGTTGCAAGTTATCCACATATCCACAGACTTATCCACAGGTATATGGCTAAGTATCCATTAGAGTTTCTATCAAGGGTGTCAAGGGGGTAATGTGCATTTCAAAACAAATCGCTCTGAGGGCGTTTAAACGAGCCGCCTTCTGTTTTGCAAAACCCTCCCTTCCAAAACTAAAAAGGGGTGCAATAGCAACAAAACACCGAAAGCGTTTGCATTGTTTAAACACTTGCGAATAAACTGGAGGCTCAGCAAGACAGGACGGCTATGACGGATTCCTCACAAGAATTCCAGCCCGAGACAGAGGTAGAGTCCTCTGCGCCTAGTGAGTCACCTAGTTGACCCGCAACCTCCACCCTCGCCACTATCCAATCGAGGGATCGAGATGGGAACACCAAGGCACTCACACTGAGAGTAAACCGACAGCATCTACTGGGTGCTGTCTGATTTACTTTCAACCAACGGAGATACACCATGCAAACAGCACGTAAAACAGAACTCGTTCAGGACTGGGGATTTGAGCAACACGCAAGCGGCTTCTACTTCCGCGACATCTACAGCGATCATGGCTATCGTGAAATGTGGACAGAGGGAGAACCTGACCTAATCAAGTTCCTGAAAGGCGGCGAGTGGTCGCATAACTACCAGATCGACTGGTCACTTTACAACTAACCAACGGGGCGAAAGCCCCTCATTACTGGAGATACACCATGTTCAAAACCACTACAGCAAGCTACAAAAAATTAGTTCGCAACGCACTAGCTAAGGGCGCATCGATCAGCGTCTGGGACGGTGAGGAATGGCAGGTCAAGCGAAGCGTCTCTTGCAAAGCGATCATCGAGGCAATCGAGTCTGTCGAAGAGGCGCAGGTCAGGATCAGAAATGCAGAGGGCAGTGAGATCGGTTGGGCGTTGATTATTCCATTTGCAGTAGACAACGATGAGACCGTTGTGGATCACACTGACAACGCCTTTATGCACTCACTGGCAATTTAAACAAGGAGGAACAAGATGGACGCTTACATTTTCTTAGCTGTTTATACGGTCTACACCGCCCTAGCCTACGGGGTTTTGTATGCCCTTGAAAAGCTTGATCAGCACAACTGATGAGACCTGATTGGTCGAAACCGCTCCGGCGGTCTTGTGCAAACTAACGGAGGCTTACCATGCATACGCAACACATTGGAAAACTAGAAATGGGCATCGATGGTTGTGATGAGTACGTTCTGATCACAAACGATGAAGACAATCTGACCACGCAGGAGGCTGAAGACTGGCTACTGCCTCGCGTCTATCGCGAATCCCATCGGGCAGGCGGTTACTTCTGCCGCCATGTCAGCACCACACCAGTTCCCTACCGCGACAACCAAGTTATCGCAATCATCCATCACCGCTATGACGTTTAAACGGAGGCTTAGCATGATCGAAATCACACACTGGCACGTCCACAGCCTGAACGCAGGCGATACGCGTTTCGGCATCGCTCGCACTGTGATTAACAGCGAGGGCAAGCTTCAAATCGAACGCTTTACCAGAACATTCAAGACTTTCAAATCTGCGTTCTCGCAGGCAAACAAACTAAACGAGGCTTAACATGATATTCCTGACCGCTCCCGCCACAGAGGCTTACTTACACTTGCTGTCCTCAGTGGTTGAGGACTTTGAAAATCACGATCAAGATGCGTGGATCAGCCACGCCGAGGCTGTCGCGATCAACACACGAAAGGGTGATGACGTTGTGATTGAGGTTCGCGCAAACGAGTCACTGACTGGCAGACCTGAGACCTTCAAGCTCCCACCCCAATGGTTTTTTACTTTTCCCGCAGAGGCTTAATTATGAACATGATCGACATCGAATGGATTTTGAGACGGTTGGCTGAAGCATCAATCCTTGCCCACCCTGAGACCTTTTCACTGGAGGCGGCTTGTAGGATCGTTGCGGCTCTGCGCCAAAACCTTAGTTACAACCCCGAAAAATTCACGCCTGACGAAGTGGTTCTTTTGATCCAAAAATTAAACAAGGAAAACTAATCATGTATGAAACACGCGAGCAGTACCTGAATGCCGCAGTCGCAGAACTGCGCCCCCTTTTCGATGCACGTGGCTTCGGCCTGCCTGCCCTGATTCGAGTGGCCTGCGGGTTTCCCTCGCAAAAGGCGCGGTCTCAGCATCGAGCCATCGGTGAGCATTGGTCACCCAGTGCTAGTGACGATCAGCATCACGAGATTTTGATCTCGCCTGTGATGGACGATCCCTTTGAAGTCTTTGGTATTCTGGTTCACGAACTGTGCCATGCCGCGACTGACGGTGACGGGCATCGAGGCCGCTTCCCTGCGGCGGCTCGCGCACTGTGGCTCGAGGGCAAGCCAACGTCAACGGTCATCGGTGATCGGTTTCGTGAGTACATGGGAGAGATGATCGAAAGCTTGGGTGACTACCCCCACGCCGCGCTCAACGTACGTGCCAACCGCAAGACGCAGTCAACCAGAATGCTCAAGGCCTGCTGTCCGGCCTGTGGGTATACGGTCAGGCTCAGTTCCAAGTGGGCATTCAAGGACGGCGCACCCAACCTGCCGCTTTGCCCGAACGATTCAATCTACTTAGTTGTTTAAACACCAGAGGCTTAAATTATGAAACCACTATCACTGTTGCCACTGCAACGCCTGAACGCCGCACTCGTTTCGGCAGGCCAACTGCCTGTGGGTGACAAGACCACTGCGGTCACCCGTCTAGAATCCCTGATCGCTCAGGGCTTGATATCTGTCAGTGCCATCGAGTCAGCACCGATCCAGTACTCACCACAGCCTGCCACGTCCGCTGACCCTCGCGTTGAACGCATTGCAAACGAGGTGACGCGAGTCGAAAAGCTTATGCATTCTGCCCTCAACGAGGTGTCAGACATTCGGCGCAAGACTCAGAGCTTGCAGGGGATTGACTACGACAAGGTCAACGGCGAGATCCGCTCTGCTGTCGCTGACCTGTTCGACCAGTTCAAGCAGACTGCCTACCAGTTCCCTGTGCAGGCGGCGGCGGTTGCCAAAGCATTCCCCAAGACGCGCAGGGAAGAGGCACAACACGTCTTTGACGGTGACCTCTTCTACAATGATGACGAGGGCAACCTGATCGACTTCAGCGCGTTTGAGGTCGAGGTCTGGGACGATCCGGCCTGCCCTGCAGTGGTGTCAGACTACGTGTTTGACCCTGCCGCTCTGCACCAGACCCTGATCGCCCTGTCCGGTGCGTTGCCAGACAACGTATGGTTGGGCGGCGAGCGTGGCACAGGCAAGACCGAGTTCGTGACTCAGATTGCGGCGCGGCTCAAGCGTAAGCTTGTGCGCATCAATTTTGACGAGGGTCTCGAGAGTTCAGCGTTTATCGGAGCAAACACCATCGAAAACGGTGACGTTGTTTGGAAAGCAGGCGCGTTGACGCAGGCCATCCAGTACGCAGGCTCGATTATTTTGCTCGATGAGGTAGGTTTTGCACGTCCGCAGAACATTTCAAAATTACACGCTGTGACTGAGCGGTCTGTGCATCGCGCTCTGGAGATCACCGAAACAGGCGAGCTTATCCCTGTTGCTACTGGCGTGGTGTTCTTTGCGGCGGACAACTCAAACGGTCATGGTGACGAGTCAGGTAATTTCGCAGGCGTTCGTGAGCAAAACAGCGCGTTCTTGGATCGGTTCAGCTACACCCTCCGGTTCAACTACCTGCCACAAGCTGACGAGATCAAGTTGATCAGCAAGCGAACGGGTCTCAACGAGGACGCGACAGGCTTACTGGTTGCGTTCGCACATATCGCACGAACGAAAGCTCGCTTGGGCTTGCTGACTCAGCCACCAAGCTTGCGTCAAATGTTTGCATGGGCGAGAGCGATCAAGGGCGGTATGCCAGTCAGCAAGGCGTTCAATAACGCTATCGTCAACAAGTTTCCATCAGAATGTGAGGCAGAACTGCGCGGAATTTTTGCCGCGTCAATTGATTCAGCCAAGCTTAAATCTTATTTAGGAGTGCAGTAATGAAAGGGATCGATGTCAAGCGTGGCGTTTCAGCCACAATGGAGCGGGTCGTTGCCAACAGCGGCTCGCGTTTTCAAAAACTCGAGGTCAAGTGGTACGGCAAGTCAGCCGCGATCAACTTCACTCGCGATCACAGGGGTATCGATGCAACAGTGATCCTGCCCTCGCTTGATGAACTCGCAGAGGTTGATCGCGGCCTGTTCAATAACCTGATCGGCTTTGCTTTGCATGAGGGTCTGGGTCACGCGCTCTATACCGACAACGATCCTTGGGATGCGGCACGTGTCAAGCATGGTGACTTCGTAGGCAAACTGATCAACGGTCTGGAAGATCCGCGCATCGAACAGCGAGCAATCGATTCAGGCTTTGCCCCCAACAGCAAGTACCTGTTCGAGACCTTGCTTAATTCAATGCTTGATCGAGACGGGTACGTTAAACCCGATGACATCAAGAACATTCCTTTTCTGCTCGCGGTCGAGGGTCGGCGTTTAAACGGCTATCACGTCAACGTCCCATCGATCATCGATCAGTCACCATTGGCTGTGCATTTACATGAGGCACTGCGCCGCGCTCGCAATGCGTTCAATACCGAGGGCGTGGTGCTTGCGGCAATCGATCTGTACCAACACATCAAGGACTACGCGGACGCGCAGAAGCCTCCGAAGCCAGAGGGTGAGGGTCAGGGTAAGGGTGACTCACAAAACCCGCCCACAGACGATCCTAGTGGCTCTGAGGGGCAGTCTGAGGGGCAGTCTGAGGGGCAGGGACAGGACGGTCAGGACGGTCAGGACGGCAAGGATGGGCAGGATGGGCAGGGCGGTGACAAGTCCGATGAGGGCGAGAAAGAAAAGGGCAAAAAGAAATCTGATGGGCAGTGGAGCGGGGCGCGTGACGTTGACCCTGCAGGATTCATCGAGTCAGAGATCAGCGGCAACGCACAGCTTTGTAAAGAGCAGATCCCTCGCCCGTCCATTAGCAAACCAACGGTCGCACAATTTATCTGGGAGTAATCATGAGTCTAAACAAAGCAGAATGCGAGCAGAAGTTCAGCTATTGCTACAACAACGTGCCAAGCAATATGGGTGCAACACGTGCGCATCTCCTGCGCATTCTACGGTCGGTCGATCTGGTCGGTTGGTCTTCGCATGAAGAGTCCGGCAAGCTTGACCGCAAGGCGTTGACCCGCTTTGCTACTGGCTCAGCAACGGTGTTTAAACGGCGCGACATCAAGGAGGCCGACACGAGTGCGGTGTCAGTGCTGATCGATTGCAGTGGATCGATGCGCAGGCCAGACCGGATCGATGTTGCGCAGGCGGTGTCGATTCAACTGTCGCGCATCTTTGACAAGGCAGGCATCAACTTCGCGGTGACCGGATTCAAGGGCTACAGCACAACGCAGTGCGTGGAGCGGCGCGGGACTGGCGCGGTAACTCTTGCCGAGGGGCAAACAACAACGCTAATCCCGTTCAAGAAATGGGGCGAGCCTTTGCGTGTTGCCGCCCCCAAGCTTGGGTCGATGACCTCATGGGTTGGGTCATCCACGCCAGACTACTCTGCGCTTATGCTGTCGATTGAAGACCTCGCCAAACAGCGCGAGACCCGCAAGGTTTTGTTTGTGTTGACTGATGCGGACGGGTTTATCAATGACCACATCAGGCACGTGCAGAACGTTGCCAAACAGCAAGGCATTACGGTCATCGCTATCGGCGTGGGCGGTAGCGAGGTCAACAGGGTGTTCGACAACTCTAGCGAGACAGACAACCCGCATGACCTAGGCTCAGCATCATTCAACACGTTACTTAAAACACTCCGGAGGTAGTATGGAATTATCAGAAAAGCTCGCGGCGGCACTGGACGGGGAGGAGCTAGACAATGTCATCCCCGCGCTTGCCATGCTGTTGGCGCAGGCAGGGGCTATGGTTTGCAACGACAAGGACGTGTTTAATGATTACGTCCTAAAGGTGATTACCAGTGTTTATGATGCGCAGGATTCAATTAACAATTCAATTCAGTGAGGCTTAAAATGAAAATTACAAAACAGCAATTCGAAGACATTACATTTGCGCTCACACTGGCAAAGTATTTTGTCGAAGAGCAGGAACCATCCAATCCTTGTCACTCAGTGGACACAGACACATTGGAACGAGCAAACCGCGCAGTCGCAGAAGTAAACAAACAAAACGAGGTAACAGCATGAAAACCTATCAAGTGCAAGTTCATTACCAAGCGACAAAATATTTCTTAATCACTGCAGAGAGCGAAGAAGATGCGGCACAGCAAGCTATCTGCAAAGCGTACTCAGAACATCCTGATGACTTGTTTGCTGAAGTGGTTAAC